TGTAGACATAGCTATAGCAACTATATATGCCATAGTTGTATATGCTGTAGTAATGTATATAACTAAAAAATTTAAAACAGGAAACAAATAATGAACAGAGAAAAATTATTGGATATGATAACCCTACATGAGGGTTTAGAGCTAAAGCCATATAAATGTACCTCTGATAAGCTAACCATAGGTATAGGGCGAAATATAGAGGATATAGGTATAACTGAAGATGAAGCTAGATACTTATTACAAAATGATGTAGACAGAATACTCAAAGAAGTAGAACATTGGTCATTTTTAGAAAAATTAGATGAAGTAAGACAAGCTGTTATTTTAGATATGGTGTTTAATATGGGTGTTAGCACATTTAATGCTAATACATGGGTTAAAACCTTTGCTGCAATACAAGATGAAAATTGGGAAAAAGCAGCAAATGAAATGTTAGATTCTAAATGGGCAAAACAAGTAGGTCAAAGGGCTATACGATTATCACAAATGATGAGAAAAGGCGAGTGGTATGAATCTTGACCCTATGATGATGTGGAATGTTATTATAACTGTGGTTTTAGGACCATTTGCATGGGCATTTTCTAAACTGTTTTCAGAAGTAAATAGATTACAAATACTTTTAAACAGAACTAGGGAAGATTATGCTACAAAATCCGAGCTTCACAATGAAACTAAAGAAATCAAGGAGTTAGTATTAAGAATAGAAAACAAACTTGATAGGTTCATTGAGAAGCAAAATGGTTGAGCCAGTAACTGCCGTATTAACTGGCATAGCATTAGTAAAAAAATCAGTAGATTTTATTAAAACAAATATTGCAACAGCACAAGATGTTGGTGATATTATTGGTCATGTAGATAAAGCATTGAATGGTCAACAACAAGTAATAAAAGATAGAGATTCAAAAAACCTAGACCACTTTGCAACTGAAAATGTAGCTAAAGAAATTATAGATGCCAAGTTAGCACAAGAACAATTATATGAAATGAAACAATTAATTGACCATAGGTTTGGTCATGGCACTTGGTCTTATATATTAGAAGAAAGAAAAAAAAGAATAGACAAACATAAACAAGCAGTAAAAGAAGCAAAAGCCAAAAAGTTAAAAAAACAACAAGAAATGTATGATATGGTAAGAATGGTTATGATAAGTATAGCAGTAATACTGTTTGTTGCAGTAGCCATAGGTATTACTATAAAGTTTGTATTAGCTCACCCACACCCTATAGAAGGAGATGAAACTTCTTGTAAATTATATGAACCTAAATATTTTCTTATCTGTATGAATGAAGGCAGAGGATATGCAGATACAGAGCTATATTTAGATTATCAAATGGAAAAAGATAACTGGATAATAGAAAAAGATTGATTACTATAAAAATATTTATATACTAACAAAACGAACTAGGATTTATTAAACAAAAACAAGTGTTAATAATATGGGAATATATTACTATATATTGTGTTTATTTTTTTATGTTCCTCCTAGTTCGTACTATTCATAACCATCATTTAACATCTTTCTAGCTCTTTGTGCAGCAGATAATGTAGGTATAGGTCCTTGCTTAACTACCTTTGGTTTATTATATACTTTAGTTTTATTACTCCATCTTTTTTGCATAGCTTTTTTACCACCTTCACTCTTTTTTGTTATAATATCCTGCACTTTATCTTTAATAATTTTTATTCTTTTCTGTGTTATTTTTTCTCCGTTGTCTATAAGTAATGGATATATATTTTTCATAATTCTTTCAAATTTTCTTTTATCTTGTATGCCTAATATATTCTGCAAATGCCTTTTAAACAGGCTACAGTCCTCTTGGAGGTACATTGTAGATATTAGGGTTATATACGCACCTCTTTCCTCTAAAGTTAATACAGAGGTATCTGCTAACCAATAAGCAGGATAAAATGGAAAGTAAAATAGTTTCTCTTTCATACTTGCTCCTTTTTCAAATCTTCTTTTTTATCCCAGTATACTAAAACAAAAGCATCACATTTAGGACAACTTAAATTACTAACTATATTATAATCTTCATCTTCTTCACAATCATGGTCGCCACCCCATATTAATTCTGTTCCACAATTATAACAATTCATAAATTCTCCATTATTTTATTCCAAGAATAGTTATATTTACCCTTGATTTTTTTTAATAAATTTATACTTGCTTTTCTATCTCCTGATAAAAGCATACTTGTATAAGACTTTGATATACCTAACTCTTTAGACACTTGTGTTAAGTTAATTTTGTTTTCCTTCATTATGTTTTCTATAATCATTTTTTTCCTTTCTTTATTAATTTTTCATAACATTCTTCGCAGTAAAATTTAAACTTATGATAATGAGCTGCGACATTATCACAAAAACTACACAACTTGTGGTGTATCAATCGTTTCCAATGGTTACTTGTAGCATCTTTTTGTATTGGTTTTTTTTTAACCACTTTTTTTTTCTCTTATTTCTTTTGCTCTTACATAATCATCTTGTTCTTCTGGTGTACGCAAAGTAAAACCATCTCTAATAAGTTCAAATAATTTACTTTCTACTTCAGCTTTTGTCGGTCTAGTTTTAAACTCCATTTTATAATTTATTACATACTTACTCATTTAATATTTTCCTAAAGGTAATTTATAAACCTCTCGTATTTTCTTCATTACTGTTATACTAGGTATTCTTTTTGAGTTAATTAATAAATCAGCATAAGTATAAGATATATCTAAATCTCTGGCTAATTGATGCGTGTCTATATTTTTTTCTTCTACAATTTTTTTTACATTCATTGCATTGCTCCTGAATCATGTAACGCAATAATTGTACGAATTATTGTATATAATATAATATATTCCATTATTCTAAATCCTTTCTTTCCTGCCAATCGTGTTTTTTATCCTCTTCTATAATCTTTTCAAAACATCCTGTATCTAAATTCATTTGTATATCTAATATTCTAGGATATCCTAACTCTTCATAACGAGTTTTGCAAATAGTTAACAAACTATCCGTACATCTTGACCCATCTTCATTCTCAAATTTAGGTCGCCATAGACTAAATATATGGTCTGGTTTATTAAACCAATGGGCAGAACCTGCTATCTGATAGGCAGTCGGTGCAGAATTACCCATCTTCATATCTGGTTTTGCAGGATGTGCTAGTACCATAATATGTATATCTAATATTTTAGCTAAATTAGTAAGATGGTCTAAACACTTGCCTATCCATGCAGTTTCAGACATTTTACCAAACTCTGGTGTTTCTAGTTTATTCCAAGGGTCTAATACAAAAGCACCCATACCAAATCGTGCCTTCATATCGGATATTTTATCACACATCCAGTCAAAATTAGGGCAGTTATTAGGATGGTTAAGAAATACAAAATGTTTTCGTATAAATTCATCTGCTTGGTGTTTTTCTTCATCTGATTGCTCCCATTCTAGTTTTTTATGATAAAATGTTCTTATATTTCTTTGCACATAAGGCTTTACTCTAGTTTCTCCAGAGTACATCCCTATGTTTATTTTGTATTCTTTAGCTATCTGTGTCCATAATTGTATAGCAAAAGAAGTTTTACCATGACCAGGAAACCCTGTCATAACACTTACCATACCTTGACCTAACATAACATCTTTATTCCAACCAAACATGGGATTGTATAGTTTTATCTTGGGTGGTTGTGGGATGTCATCTAAAGAATAAATACCTTCTAATGGATAATCACATAATCCTTCATTAATTGTCCATTTTATTTCATCTTTACCCCATTTTAACAAGGCTTCATTAACATCCTTAATACCATCAGTCCAATCAAAATACTTACATTTACCATGCCCTAGTATAGAAGCTAAATCCTGTCGTAATGCAAGTCCTGGTTCATCATTATCGGTCAACAATACAAAACAATTAGCTTGGTCTAAACCTTGGTCTAGTGCATCTAATACATATTGATACTTCCTAGATACCTCTGGTTGCTCCGTAGGTGATGCTACAGCACCTGTTGGTACACTTAATATACAATCTATACCATAACCAGCTTCATACAATGCCAGAGCATCCATTTCACCTTCTACAACATAGATAGTATTGTTTTTTAAGTTCTTTGAGTTTAAAACATTGTCAAGATTATAAAATCTTTGTTCTCCACCTTTTTCTTGTTTAAATATCTTTTCAGAAATAGCTCTAGCTTTATAATTTACTCTTTTTCCGTCTAAATTATAATAACCAAAGACAATACTTTCTAAACTTCTATTACCATATTGGGCTATTCCTCCCTCGACCTTTAAATCTTCTAGTGTTTTCGGACTGATTCCTCTCTTTGCTGCGAACTGAATCACTTTTTCTGTAGGTTTTTTCATAAAATTCTCCTCCTTTTGCATTACAATGGTGGCAATAATACACCACCCCTTCTGTTTTAATCGTTACACTTAAACATCTATCGTGCTTATTCTTTCTAGTATGGCTACACTCTGGACATAAATACTTTCCAGAGTGTTTTCTACTTAATAACCATTCTCTAGTTATCATTATTTATTGTATCCATTAAATCCATTTGTTTACCATCACCTTTGTAATGATATTCTGCAAAATGATTCTTTTTTACTCCATTATTTTTCATTTTAGTTTCTATATTATGTCCTTCTTCTCTTAATGTAAAAATAATTGCTCCTAAACGAAATGAACCATATAGATTCAAGGCTTCAAGAGGATTAATTTTTTTATTTTCTATTAAATGTGCTAATACTTTATCTTTTTGTGTCAGTTTCTTTGTCATTTAGTTGCTCCTTTAAATTATCGACTTCATTTTTTAATTCATAAATCTCTAAACATAACTCTTTAAACATAGACCATTCCATATATACCTTACTAGTTGACCTATCTGCTTGTATGACTAAAAAGTCAGCTTGACCTTTTTGCCTATCTCCAGTTCTGTAACCATTTTTATGTTTCTTTGCTTCAAAAATGTATTTTTTACCTGTTGGAGAAGTAGCACTACAATCGTGAGGGAAGTCTCTGAATATACCACTACCTGGTTGCTTCCTAGCTTCCCATTTACAGTCATTTTTAAGGTCATCTACTATTTCTTTTTCTAGTTTAGAGCCTTTTGCCTTTGCAGATTTTGCAGTAATAGGCATCAGAAACTATCGCTGCTTTCTGATAGTCTTTTATGCGTTGCTACTAATCCTGCTTTGTAGTTGTCTAGGATAAACTTTAACTTCTGGTCGGCAGTCATAGTGCTATCTCTATTACAACAGCTTTGTAGAACGATTAAAAAGTCTTTCATTGTCATACTGCTAGTTGCTGCTTGTGGTTGTATCTGTGCATAACCATTACTAGATACTACTTTACTATCTGGAAATGCTTTTTTTATTTCTTGTGGTACTTCATTATGTCCAGTTGGAGCAGTAGTAGGCTCAAAACTTTTTATATACAAGTTACCAAATCTATCTGGGTTGCCTATAGTAATAGAAATCTTGTCATTTTCTTGTACTGAACCTATGCCTATATTTGGACTAGCTAAATACTTTGTTCCTGATTCATCAAAAACTTGGTAATTTTTTGTACCAGACCAACCTTTTTCTGGATTGGCAGGTTTGGGAGCAGTCATACTGCTTACTGTTATATCTAATGTCTGCATTTTATTCTCCTTTTGGGTGGAGGGAAGTAGCTGGAGCAACATTCTACATTGCGTAGAAAAAATGTTACTACTAACCCTCCATATTTATTTATAAGTTGCTCCATTACTTTTTCTTTTCATTTAGAAAAGAATGTATCTGCAAATAGTTTTTCCATATTTGCAAATCTCTTACATAGCTATCTACGTCATAAAGATATTCTTTTATCTCTTTTGTATCTTTATCTATTGCTACGATTAATCTGTTAAATGGTTCTCTGCCTAATTCATTACAAAGTGCGTACATATAACCACATAATTGTATTCGCCATAATTTAGTAACACTTTTTTTTGTAACTGTTTTCCAATCAATTAAACATTCACCATATTTTGTGTGGTCAATCCACGCATCAAACTTTCCTGCATAAGGCAATATAGAATTGTCATAAACTAAATATTCTACTGCGTGTACTTTCTTAACATTTGCATTAAGATATTCATAAATTGGATATTGCATCAATCGTATTTGATTATCTCTTTCGTCATGTCCTTTATGATAACCACTTTCTGCCATATTACCCCTTAAATAACTTTCAATAAAATTATGAATGACAGTTCCTAAAGCTGCTTGGTCAGTCCATTTTTTTTCTGCTTTCTTTTTTATTTCAAAAAGTTTTTCATATAATTCAGTTTTATCTTCAAATTTAAGTGTTATCGTCATTACCTAACTCCTCTACTAATGTTTCTAAAAAGTTTTTACGACCTGCCATAGCACCTATACCGAATCCGTCATCTCCTTTTATTATTTTAGATACACTACTTGGGTTTATTTTAGTGCCATTGTCATTTACATAATACCTATGGTTGCCTTCACTAAATTTTATTTCTATGTTCTTGAATTTTCTACTCTCCATCTTTTTTTCTCCTAAAATAATCTAATGTCAATAATGGTATTAACTTCGTTTTCTTTTTATCTGCTTTTACACTAACTGCTCTTGATAGCATATTAACTTTGCCTTCCTTTTTTGTTTCAAACTTTATTATTTTTTTTTTGGTCATCTAACATCTCCTTTTCCATATCTTTTTCAAAGTCTGAAATAATCTTATCACACTCTTTTTT